CTCTCCAGCCAATCCTCTGTCGTAGCTATGAACGAATTGGTTATCTTCTATAAGAGTGTTTGTATTTACTTGTACTGTAGGATTTCTACGTCTAACACCACTTGAGATTGTAGGATATGCGTTAATCATCTCCTCACAGTTGTTTGGTAGTCTTTGGTCAAGCGATTGCTTACTTACCCCAGAGAAGATACTGAGTAGGTTATTATGGACTAGAGCCATTATCTGTTCCCTTTCATCTGAATACCAAATGATGAGTTAATCATATTGTATTTACCAGTTCTACTTTCACTCATCTTAGCTGATACAAAAGCATCTTCTTCATCTTTTGTTGTGTATGAGTATGAAGCTGTATCCCCAATAGTTCTAGCCTGAAATATTCTAGCTGCTCTAATAGTAATGTAGTGGCGAATAGGATGAGTTAGTGCATTGAAATCCATATCCCAGATAACATCACAAGGAACTGGTTCTTCAAACTTATTAGTAAACAGAGTCTTGTCGTATAGTCTCCAGTCTCTCATAATAATCTTCTTATCACTTGATGCTGTTATATCTAATACATTCATAGGTATAGCAATTTCTCCAGTTAAATCAACTGGAAACTCATATCCCTCATCTGTATTAAAATCCCATCCACCAGCTAGTACAGCTTTTTTGACTTCAAGTAGAACCATCTCTGCTAGTTGTCCAGTAGTTGAGTTAGCCAAGTCAGTATCAGACTCAATAGGTAATTCATTAATTGTTTGTAGCAATACATTGATAGCAGTTAGAAGCAACTTGCTTGAGTCGTATTCGTTTTGGATATATGCCATAGAAGCTCCTTATAATTTATAATACCTTCCGAAGAAGGTACTTAAAGTATAATCAAACGTTCTTGATTGATACAGCTGAGTTAGCACGAAGAGTACCAACACCGTTAGAGAAAGAAGCAGTAATCAATTTAGCATCCAAGAAATCTGGTTGCTCAGAGATTTTAGACTGAACGTCCCACAACTTAACAAGACCAGCAGCTTGGCTAGTAAATACTAAACCAATAAGACCAGCAGTAGAAGGAAGTTGGTTAGTCTGAAGAACAGTAACTCCACCAATCATCATTACTTTACCAGTGTTGTATCCACCGTTGTTTCCGTCCATATACTCACCATAAGTAGCACGAGCAGATTGAACCAAGAATGAGTATTGTTGAGGGTTAACAGCAACATAAGCATCACCCATATCGTCTGAAGCACGAATAGCAGCAGCAGCAGCGAAGATAGATGCAGCAAGTTCATCACCAAGAGCAGATGGAGTAGTTGCAGCAGAAGCACCACCAAGAAGTTTAGCATTAACAACAACTGAACCATTTCCGTTTCCAGCTAAACCAGTTGCAAGAGAAGCAGCTTCAATAGCAGCAGCACATTTACGGTCAACCTTAGCAGCCAAGTTAGCACTCATCTGACGAACTTGCATAGCAATTACATCATATCTAGCAACAGACTCATCGAAACGGTCAATACGTCGTGCTTCATACTGGGGACGGTCAAGGTTAATAATACGTTGGTCTTGAGTACCAGCAGTTACGTTAACTTGTGTACCAGCAGAATATGATGCAATGTTGTTATCAGCAGCATCCATTTTACCTTCAATAATGAACTGACCACCAGTACCATTTTGAATTGTTTGTGTATACAAGTAAGGAACAAAAATCAAATTACGAGTAAACGCTTGTAATGTATCAAGATATACATCACGACTAAGAGTTGCAGACGAAGTTGTACCTACGGAAGGTGCAGAAGCTCCAGTATATGGCATAGTAAATCCTTATTCCCGATATGGGATTGTTTGTAAAGTTATTTGGTTGTGTTTCGCCCAACATATCTACAAACTTACTAAGGTTACCAGCAATATACTAGAGTCTTGTGAAGAATGTTTTCCGCTGTTGGGTTTCCCCAACAAACCTTTGAAATTATAGACATATTTTTTATTATATGTCAAGTGTTATTTTTTATCGTCCAAACACAACGTGGTCTGGAGTTCGTGCTAGACGAGATTGGTGAGCTGCTTGTGCTGCTCTATCATTACGTCCTTGCATTGTATTTAAGTAAGCCTTATCCTTCATAATTTCTAATTGTGAAGTGTATCCACCAGTTGATGGGGCATTGTTTGTGTTACCACTGATTCGTTGAGTAGGTGTTGATGAATCAGATAGGCTAGCTTTATAGTCAGCGTATAATCCTTTAATGGCATACTCTCCCATACCAGACTTTAAGCCTTTGTCAAACTCAGCCTTCTTCGTATCATCAAGATTAGCTCTTCCCCATTCTAGCATTGCATTATACTCATCTGCTCCACCTACAATAGCGTGAGATTTAGCTAATTGTTCACGAATATCAATAGCAGCAAGCTTAACATCACGAATGTCAATGCCTTTACTCTCAGCTTCAGCAATCAATTCTGGTGTTAGTTCCATATTGTCAGCCATAAACTTTTCAATCAATGGTTGAGCTACTTCATTCATGTCAACTTTTGTTGCAGATGATTTTTGCTCTCTAACTGCATTAGCATACTTATCCTCTACCGATTTAAGAGTATTTAATACTCCCTCAATATTATCAAACCTACCTTGTAGTTTACCATTCTTGAAATACTTAGCTACTTGCTCTTCAGTGAATTGGAAGTTCTCTAATGCAATAGCTGACTCTTCTTTGACTGAAGGTAATCCCCCAGCATTATCTTCTACGACTGTTTCTGCTACTGGCTCTTGGTATTGAGCCATAGGGTCTTGTAGTTCTTCAGCCATCTGTTACAGCTTTCCAAACTTAATTGGTTTATCAAGACGTTCTTCTTGAGATAGTTTCCAAACTACTTGCTTTAACTCTTCATCGTCAAGACCATGCTTGTCTTTAACTTCCTCAGCAGTCCACTTCTCATTAATAAGAACCCTTAGTTCCTCTGTTGATAGCTTTGTCTTTTGACCTTGCTTACGACCCATTACTGTACCGTTAGCTTTACTCATAGCCTTATATTCTTCTGCGCTATATGTATGGATATGTGTAGAGTTCTCATCTGGAACTACTACAACCTCTACTTCTTCTTCTGTTAATGCTGGTGTACGAGCCATTTGGACGTTCCTTTAGTTTTATTTGAACTGTAATTGTACCACAAGTATTTAACCTTGTGGTGCTAGGTGTTCACCCATAGCTTGTCCAGCTGATTGAGCTAGTGCTTGGTCACCTTGAGCCATAACAGCTTGTTGTTGAGCTTGTTGTTGCTCCTGAGCTATTTGAGATGGAGGTTTTAATAGTCCAGTTGTATCAATACCATCAAAGCTTGCATATCTAATTGCTAGTTCAGCTTTATTGAACATATCAATCATTCCCATAGCTCCCATTCGTTGCATATAAGCATCTAACTTCTGAGCTTCTTGACTTCTTCCTAGTGCATCTAGTCCAGTGATTACGTTAATAGAGATACCATCAAACTTGACGTTAATCTCTTGCATAATCCATTCTACAATACGCTTAGAAAGCTTCTTAGCCAATTTAGAATAGACACCTGATAGGCTAGACTTCTCTAGCTCTTGAGCCATATACTGAATCTCTTGTGCTGTAACCCTTTCTGCATCTCTTGTAACTGATTGACTATCTAAAAATGACTTTGATAAGTGTTTTCCAATCTCTTGTAGCCTAGCCATTGGAACTTGAAAATCAAAGTTCTTCTGTAATTGAAATGCTGTTACATCATCAGCTCTACCATTAATGATATCACCATTCTCAGAGTCAGATACATCTTTAATCTTGGTTCTATTTCCCTTCTGGTCTACAAATATCAATGACTTACTAGCAATAATACTACCTTGAGTAAGAACCTTAGACAAAGCATCATACTGCTCAATGTCATCAATGAAATCTTCAGCATAAGGACGATGATATGTATCACCAACAATCCAAGTCCATCCAATGTATTGGAATGGCAATGTGTAATCAGTAAACTTCTGTTCTTTGCCTACAATCTCATCCTCAATAGATTGAGTCATATACCATTTCTTATCATCCCAATTACGCTCAATCAAAGTATACAAGTCATACTCATCTTTTTCTTGACTAGGACTAATACCGTCTGGTAAATCTTTAATCTTCTCCATAATACACATAGCTCTAGCTTCACCACGACTATCTAAATCTACAGTAAAGTTACGCAATGGATGAATCTTGATACCATCATCCTTCACTTTCTCAATAACTACTGAACCAACAACAATCAATTGTGTCAATAAGTCAAACACACTGTCTCTCATCTGTTGTGCTTCAATCTCTTTATTGATATTAGCTGTAACAGACGATAGCTTAGCATATATAGCACTTACCATATCACCATTACCTTGAGTAATAGTCTCTAGTGCTTCTCTATCTGGCTCTAATCTAAAGCTAGATGTACTAGGAGGAAGTAAGCTCATACCCATCTTGGACTTTAAGTTGCTTACTAGCCCACCACAAAATGATTGACTACAACTATCAGCCAATTTAGTAGTAGATGTAGAGCCTTTTTGAACCATGATATATGGAATTGTCTTTTTACTAATACGTTCAGCTGTATCTTCATATGTTAGCCTATCACTGCTATGCTTTGCATAGAAAGCTTTAGGACTTAATTCTCCAAACTTACCCATATCTATACCCCAAACCCTAATCCAGTAGCAGTTGTACCACCTAGACTAGACACCCTTTTAGAAGTTGGTTCTACCATAAGACCTAAATTACCCAATACACTTCCTTTGCTTCCACCAGTTAGCAATGTAGCTGTTTCTTCCATTGGCTTAGCACTTGCTGCAATACGTCTAGCTTCCATCTCTTGTTGTCTAGCTGCTTCTGCTGCTGAATTTTGAGCGTCTCTAGCCTTATCTCCAGCCATCTTCTGTTCCCTTGCACTAAATGCAGATACTGCAACCATTGCTGCTGCTGACCATCCCATATTATCTCCTTTAAGTATAAAAATATTCTGGTATCTTATTTGATATTACGTATTTATCAAATTCGTACTCAGTATCATTAGACTCTGATATATCTACAATCAAATGTATCCTATCTTCATCGCCATTAACTACACTATGCGGTTTCATATTATCTATCTCAACTATACTTCCCTCCTCTAAATGTTTAATCTCACCGTCTATATTAAATATACATTCAGAGTTTGTCTTGATTGGTATATGAATACGATGAGATACTGCGTATCTTCCATATTCATCTATATGTGTTGATATAACTCCATTTGGAATTAGCTTTACAACCATTAATGAGTTATACGTAATATTAGAATATCCATATCTTTCTTTGACTGCTGATACTACATCTTCTAGTAGTTCATGGTATTTAAAGAACATATTACTATTAGCATATCCTTCCATGCCATCCAGTATATTAAATAGACCAATAGATACTCTCGTATGTTTTTGACTATCAGTAAGTTCTCTAAGAGTAGACCTAGAGAAGTCTTCACTTAGTGCTAGTTCTTTTACTGTATCAAACGTAGACAATCTACCATAGTTGATATAGTTGCTCAATTTAATCTCTTTGAGTAAATCTTTTCAATCCAAGTATATCCATTACGTTTCATAATAGACTCCATATCATGCTTTGTCTTAACGTGCTGAGATACAACATTAACACCATACTTATTCTTCATTATATCATCAGAGAACGCAATTAATCTACTTCCAATCATAGCACCTCTAGCTGACTTATCAACGTATAACACATCTTGGATGCCAATAGTATAATCGTTGTAGTGCATATTCCTAGCTATTGTATAACATAAATAACCAACTACA